CTCATTAATTATCCGCCTTGGGTTTTAATGCCTGACTAAGGCTTTGACGTACAGTGACATTGCCACTGTTGTTGGTAAACGTGTCTGTGTTGTTAACAAAGCTACTGCGCTGTGTTAAGTTATTGGCACCCAAGGTCAATGTGGTTCTAACATTATCTTCAATCTTGACCCAACGACGGCCATCCCATCTAAACAGTCTGTTGGGCAAATAGTCTGTGCGTAGTGCATAATCGCCAACCAACGGACTGGAAGGAAACACAACACCGGTAGTGACAGGCAAACCATTGGGTGCTTGTCCATCGCCAGTCAGCCATCCATGTACGGTGTCGTCTGGTGACATGATATCAGTATCAGCACCAATGATGGCTGTGTCGCTGGTTATCACTGTGACGTCGGTAGTAATACCAACTGGGTCTCCAGCAAAGCCGTCTACAGTGGTTGGTTTTATGTACAAATGGCTAATGTCGTAACCACTAAAAGGAACATTGGCTTCTGCTTCTTTGAGGAAAGCGTCATTGATAGTTTGATACTTGCCAATAATACTGGATATGGAACCAAGACTGATGTTCCCGCTGGTTGGATCACCTTCGGGTGCATCAACTTTGATTTGATTAAGAATGTCTTTGTACTCTTGACTGTCGGTAAGCGGATTGATCTTGCAACGCCATAGATGTGGCCACCAAGTTGGACTGTAGCCTTCGGCAGCATTTTGACAATCGCTTACAACATAATATCTTTTGAGTGCCACTGGCAAACTGTCATCTAAGGGATAGTAATCTTTAAGATGCATCAGTTCGATCACATCACCGTTCATTAGTTTACGGCCCAGGGTCTGCACCATGTCTGTGATATGGAACACCATGAACAATGTTCCAGTTTGTAAAAACATACCAAATTGACTTAGATCAAATGTAACGTCCTGTACTTGATAGATACCGCGCAGGGCATATACATCAGTGTCGTATTTTCTATCTCGATTTTCTAAAAAGAATAAATCTTGTATGTTCAGGGCACTTTGATTTGTGTAACTTGGAGTGCTGGCATTTTCGTAAAATTTAACAGTGGATCCACTAGACAAGGTTGATGTGGTATTTGAACTTAGTGTAACAGTATTGGCTGTTTTTGCTACCACTGTGGTGTTTGCAGCAATGCCTGTGCCTGTTACATAATTGCCCAACAAAATGTCACTGGTGCTGCTGAATGTCAGTGTTGGTCCAACATTGGACTGAGTAACTGTTGTGGTTTTTACTGTGTTTTGCTCGTTGATGCCAAGATATTTGTGTACCAAAATTCCAGTGCCGCCCATAGTGAACATTTCGCTCATTCTGCGGTCCATAAATTTGTAGTCGTTTGAGTGACGTCCGTCTTTCCAAAGTGATAATCTTGGCACAATCGTATCCTGTTATCTAGTATTTAGTTTGGGCACAGCTTGACACAAAATCCGAATATGCATATAATTACTGTTATGGATGGATACACATCAAAACTTAGCGAATTGTTAACTGTTGTAAATCAAACAACAGACATGCGGGCACGTAGCCAACTTTACAAAATGTACACAAACTGCCGTAAAAAGTTTGATGAGCTTAGTAAAGAAAGCGTTGAATGCCGCCGTATGAAAAAAATAACAGCAAAGTACACAGAAATTGAAGAACAGTTGCAAGAATGTATACATAATTTTGAGCAATGGACATTCTTTGCTAAACTAATGTACTAGTTGACAACAATGTCCATTCGTAGTATAATTGTGTTTTCCTGCACATTCAAGGAGCAAAAATGGCTACAGTAGCTGGCATCAAAATCAAAGCAAAAGCACCCCGAACACCCAACATTGCATTTTCAGACGAAAAGTATACCGGGCGTGAGCCAGTGTGGGACACTGAACGAGCAGAAAAAATGACTCAAGACGAGTTTGACCATTTTTTGCGTAAGAGCTTTTTTTATTACAATTATTACTATACCCAAAAGGATCTAAAAAAGCATGCAGTAAAATGGATGCAGGAAAACAAATACAGCAAGGCTGATGTGTCTGCTTTTATTCGTAGCCCAGATCGTGCAGTTCCTATGACCGCATACGGACTGCTAATGTCACACAAACAAGGCATGCCGTTCCGTGAAAAGGAACTTGCATACTTTAAAAAGCAACTAGATGCCGCAATTAATTCTGCGGATGCCGAACCCGAAGAAACGGCCACAGGTGCAAAACCTGCGGAGCCGGCTGTGGTAGTAAAGGCACCTACTATTCAGGACCGGCTTAACGAAAAAACCAGTGAGCACCTAGCACACTTTGAAGGTCTATATGACGAAGTTATTGCTGGTGCCACAGTGGACCCAAAGGCCTATGATTACTTTGTCGCCAACACAGTACCGCAGAGCCAGCTAGGCAAATTTGAAGCATTATTTGATCGTCACCGCATGTATCTAAATGCCGCAATGGACAAGCTGGATGAGCAGATTGTTGAAGGGTATAAGCACATGAAGGCTGCTGACTTCAAGCGTCATTTTGCTTTCTTCAATGCTATTCAAACTGCAATCGAGCAGTATCGTAGCGTTAAAAAAGCCACAAAGAAAGCCCGGGTCAAACGTGCGCCCACCAAAGAGAAGATTGTGGCCAAGCTCAAGTACATGAAGGAAGAAAAGACACTGAAGTTGGTGTCTATCAATCCTGTGGACATAATTGGAGCACAAGAGCTTTGGGCTTACAATACCAAAACTCGCAAACTGTTCCGCTATGTTGCAGACAGCACACTGGGCCCGTTGAACGTTAAAGGCACTAGCATTACTGGCTTTGACGAAGTAAAAAGTGTAGGCAAGACACTACGCAAGCCCGAGGAGAAGCTGAAAGAATTTGCCAAAGCTAGCAAAGTACAGCTACGCAAATTCCTGGACGAAATCAAGGCTACCCCTACTGTGGGCAACGGACGTATCAGCGCCGATATTGTACTGCTCAGAGCCATTTAATATCATGGGTGTCCTGGTAAATACACTACTAGGACACCCAAATGGCAACAGCAGATACCACTTCATTTTACGCTAACGGCGTACTAATTACAGACAGCTTATACAATCCTGCCACTGGCACCGGCGTTGGGCATATTGCATATGATCCCACTGAAGCGTTAGGCGACACTACTGCACCTGTACTGGAAGCAGAGAATTCTAAACGCACAGACATTGTTGACTACATTCGTTTGCGTTTGGCAGATGGACTAGTAGATGTAGAGCTAGACAAAGAACACTACGATCTTGCGATCAATCAAGCCCTGATTCGCTACAGACAGTTAGCCAGCAACAGCCAAGAAGAAAGCTATGCTTTCTTAAAACTCAAACCTGAAACACAAGAATACATACTGCCCAATACAGTAATGGAAGTTCGTGCCGCATATAGACGCGGTATTGGTAGTGTTACAGGCACAACAGCCAGCCAATTTGAACCATTTAGCTCAGGATATTTGAACACTTACATGTTGGTAGCTGGTCGTGTTGGCGGTCTATTAAATTACGAATTGTTTGTGGACTATCAAAAACTGTCAATGAAAATGTTTGGCGGCTATTTGAATTTTCACTTTAACAAAACTACAAAAAAATTAACATTGATCCGCAAGATTCCTTATGCTGGTGCGAACCAAGGTGAGGATCAAATGGAAGATTGCTTGTTGCATATCTACAATTACAAACCTGACAGCATGTTGTTTAACGACTATCAGGCATATCCTTGGATACAGGATTATGCTTATGCATTTGCTAAAAGCATCTTAGGTGAAGCTCGTGAAAAATTTGCCAGTATTGCTGGCCCACAAGGTGGCACACAGTTGAATGGCGCCAGTTTAAAATCTGAAGCAGCAACGCAGATGCAAGAGCTTGAAACACAGCTAAAGAACTACGTAGATGGATCGTATCCATTGACATGGGTAATTGGATAATGAAAATACGCGACATCATACAAGAAGCCACAGTAGGAAAAATTCCTAAACGAGTGCAACAGGCAACTCGCGGACTACACAAATTCACAGACGGTGACCATTGGAACAGTGACTATACTCAGTATAGATTAGGACTGGCATTAGCAAGTACTGACGGAAAGTCAGATCCAGCAGTGGACAAAGAATCATGGGTTGGTAAATGGAAAACAGCACATCCATACACCAAAGAAGAACACAAAATGTTTGAAAAAGCATACAAAGCCGTAAATGCTGACTATACTGATATGAATCATGGCGACAATGAAAGCCAAGAAGGCCCAACAGTCAATCGACAAAGTCCAACTGCTAAACCTAAAAAGAACAAATACGGTGTTTGACTTTAGTATCTTAATACTGTAAACTAGCCTCTATATATTAGGGGCTTTTTTATGATCATTGGAATTTGTGGCTTCATCGGCAGCGGCAAAGATACAGCAGCAAACTATTTGGTAGGCTGGCACGGATTTAGACGTGATAGCTTTGCCGGTGCATTAAAAGATGCAGTAGCAACAGTGTTTGGGTGGGATAGAGAATTACTCGAAGGACTAACACCCGAGGCTAGAATTTGGCGTGAACAAGTGGATCCTTGGTGGGCTAATCGATTGAAAATGCCTGCGTTAACTCCGCGATGGGTCTTGCAGTACTGGGGTACAGAAGTTTGTCGGCAGGGATTTCATGATGACATTTGGATTGCAGCACTTGAAAACAGACTACGTCAACGCACAGGGCATACAGTTATAAGCGACGTCAGATTTCCAAACGAAGTAACAGCGATACGTAATGCTGGCGGAGCAATTATTTGGATTCAACGTGGCGAGTTGCCAGAATGGTATCGTTGTGCTGTAACAGAAAATACCAAGCCCTGGGACGAGCAATGGATACTTGCGGATGCAAACGAACTAATGGAACAGAAATTTCCAAGTGTGCATAAATCTGAATGGGCATGGGTAGGCACCAACTTTGATGCACTAGTCGACAACAATGGTTCGGTTGAGGATTTATATACCCAACTTAAAAATCTGGTACCAGAGGACTCTCTCGCCAAGTAGTCTTGCTATTGTGCAGATCAATTCTACAGTTTGCACAAACAGATCGTAAGTTGGTCCATTCGTTGTTTTTTAGATTACCGTCAATATGAAAAACAAAAATTTGATTGATTGACTTTGCTTTAAAACTGCAACGATCACAGACTAACTTTTTCTTATACCCAGCCTTGATCCAGGCTGGGAATACTCTTGTACGTTTACCTTTGCGAGCGCAACTGGCACATATCTTTCTATAGCGAATTTTGTCGCCTGAATGGTAGTTGATTGCGGCTGGATTACCGTTGCATACGGTACAAAGAGGTCTGGACATATAGATATTTATATGCAAACCTTTCGAAAGGCACCTCTAAACACCAAAAATAGATATCCTTTTATAAATACTACAAAATGTTTTGTTAAAGGATGAAAACATGGCACTAGTATCTCCAGGATTAGAAATTAGCGTAACTGACGAGAGTCAGTACGTACCAGGTGCAGTTGGCACAGTACCTCTTATTATTATGGCAACTGCTCAAGATAAAACGAACCCATCGGGTTCAGTTGCTGCTGACACTACCGCAGCAAGAGCAGGTAAACTATTGGCTTATAGTAGCCAGCGTGAATTAATTAGTGCAATGGGCTACCCAAGCTTCAAACAAAGCGCAGCTGGTACTCCGTTACACGGTGACGAGCGTAATGAATATGGCTTAATGGCAGCATACAGCGCACTAGGCAACGTGAATAGAATTTATGCTATTCGTGCAGACATTGACTTAAATGCACTAGAAGGCACCAGTGTTCGTCCAACTAACGCAGTTGACAATGGTACACACTGGTTAGACCTTGCAACAACCACTTGGGGTATCAATGAGTGGGATGCAGTTACTGGCGCATTTACACTTAAATCTCCATTGTTAATCACAGACAATACTAACGATACTACAGTGTCTGGCGGTATTAATGTACCAAAAGGCAGCATTGGTCAAATTGGACAGTATGCAGTTGCTTGGACTGGAACAAACGTACACATGTTCTACAAAGCAGGTTCTAGCCTAAGAACTGATGATGCAAAATATAATACATGGGTTCGTTTAGGTACTACACAATGGCAAACATCATGGGCCACTATCAAAGGTACAGCGGCAGATCCTACTATTGCCGCGTCAACTCCGGCTGCAAGTATTGTTATTAACGCAAGTTCCGCGATTACCATTGGTAATACTGGCGCAGCTCGTACACTTGATCAAGTAGTTTCAGCAATTAATAATGCAGCAGTAACAGGTGTTACTGCGGCCAATGTTAACGGTAAACTGTACCTGTATGCTACAAGTTTGGCAGCAAGTGATGGTACCAATGCTGACGGTAAAATTGCTATTTCTAACAGTTCGGGTACTGCACTAGCCACACTAGGTGTTACTGCTGGTACATACGCAAATCCTGTATTGACATACGGTGACTTTGCAGCAATGCCAAGCTGGAGAAGTACCGACACACTACCTCGTCCAAGCGGTTCAGTATTTGCCAAAGTTGGCGCAACTGGTAGCGGTGCAGATCTTGTTATTAAACGTTACGGCACAAGCACAGGTACTTGGGCTACTCTAGCAACTGAATTTTTTAACAGAGCCGAAGATGCATTGTTTGGACTAGATTCCAGTGGTGGTGGTAACGGTATTGCTGCTGGTACTGTTTGGATTGGTTACGATCCGCTAAGAACAGAAACTGGTGGATTCAAACCATTCCGTCGTCGTGTTACTGGACAAACTGTAGTCAGCGGTTCTGCAACAACTGCGAACCCTTTCACTGCTAGCGACGTTTTGACTATTGGCGTAACTGAAATTGGTTCAGCTGATATCACTGAATACACAGTTACTTTAACTGGAACCAGCACTGCAAGTTTTGTTAGCGATGTTTTAGCAAAAAATATTCCTGAACTAAACATCAGTGTTAGCACCAGCAACGTGATTACATTTACACACATTTATGGTGGTGATATCTATCTAACAGATAGCACAGGAACACCAACAGCAGATGCAGGCTTTACCAGCAGCACTACAGGTACAATATTGTACGGTAGTACACTTGCTTTGACAAACTGGGAAGTTCCTAATGCTACTTCGTTTGTTCTAACATACAGCACATCTGAGCCATACCAAGAGCCAGCTGATGGTACATTATGGTACTATAGCGATCCTGCTAGCGTTGACATTATGATTAACGAAATTGGCGGTTGGAGATCATACCACAGCAGTTATTACGATGGTTCAACCACAGATGCTCGTGGTTACGACCTAAGTGCAACTGATCCTGAAGGCGTTATTGTTAGCGCCAGCGAGCCAGAAAAACAAAGCGATGGCGTTACAGCACTAGCAGCCGGTGACTTATGGTTAGATAGTGGAGATCTTGAAAACTATCCTGTACTGTATCGTTATGATGGCGATGCTTGGATCTTGATTGATACCACAGACCAAGTTGGTCAGAATGGTATCTTGTTTGCAGACGCACGTTGGGATACAACTGGCACTTCAGACATTATCACTGATTCGCTTCCAGCTATTACTGATCTATTAGAAAGCGACTATCTTGATCAAGATGCGCCAGACTATAGACTATATCCACGTGGTATGTTGTTATTCAACACACGCCGCAGCGGTTACAACGTAAAACAATATGTAAGCAACAAATTTAATGCTAATGCATATCCTGATCTACCAGCAGTTCCTGGTGCATCTGGTAGCTTGCCTACTGTTAAGAACACATGGCAAACAGCTAGTGGTCTAAAAGACAATGGTAGCCCATATATGGGTCGCCAAGCACAACGTCGTATGGTTACAGCAGCAATGCAAGCAGCATTGATTGCAAGTACTGAAGTACGTGAAGAACAATATGCATTTAACATTATTTGTGCTCCTGGTTACACAGAAGTCATTGATGAAATGGTTGCATTGAACAATGATCGTTCTAACACAGCGTTCATCATTGGTGATACACCAATGCGTCTAGCACCAAATGCAATTGATATTGCCAATTGGAGTAACAATACCAATGGTGATGGATTGGCAACAGCAGATCCTTACCTTGCAGTGTACTATCCATGCGGTAAGTCTAGTGATTTACAAGGCAACGACATTGTTGTTCCTGCAAGTCATATGGCACTACGCACAATGATTTTTAACGATAACGTTAGCTATCAGTGGTTTGCACCAGCAGGTACACGTCGTGGTTTAGTTGACAATGCAAGCAGCATTGGCTACATTGATTCTACCACCGGTGAGTTCAACTTCAACAGTATTCGTACTGGTCTGCGTGACACACTATACGAAAACAAGATCAATCCTATTACCAATTTACCAGGTGTTGGATTGGTTGTTTGGGGACAGAAAACACGTAATGCAACCGCAAGCAGCTTGGATCGTATCAATGTAGCACGTCTAGTGAACTACATCCGTACAATTCTTTCTAGCGTTGGCAACGGATTCTTGTTTGAACCAAACGACAAAATCACACGTGATCAGAT